TTGGCGGGACTTGAACCCGCACGAGCGTTAGCTCACCACCCCCTCAAGATGGCGTGGCATTTAATAAACATTTATAAAATCAAGGAATACAGCATTTATCAGCTTTTATACTACATATATAATTATATATTTTAGCATATTTTAATATAAACTGATGTCAAAATGATGTCAAAAGTGCAAAAAAAATAAGGACACCTACTTTTATAGTAAGTGCCCTATATTTAACTAACAAAAGTTGTCTGCATATCCACCTTTATGCAGTAAGGAGATATTGGATCACCTCCGTCTATCTGCGCAACACACCTGCAAGGAATAATGCAGCATTACTAATTGCCCATGTATCACGTTGCCGGCGTAACCTTTGTTCTGTCCGTTTATTATTCTTTATTTCCGCTTTCAACTCGTTCGATGATGCGTAAGCTGCGTCCAATGAGTTCGCTTGCTTGATTGTTAGCTCCGATGCTTTTGCTAACTCTTCGCCCTGTTTCTCGTTGATAGCTTTGAGCTCGGCCAATTCCTTGCTCCGTTCTTCGTTGATAATCTTCAATTCGTTCAATTCGGTCGCTTGCTTGACGGTTAAACTCTGAGCCTCGTTCAATGACAAGTTTGAGCTCTTGATTAAGGCGTCTGCTTGTATCAAGTTCCCTTTGAGTTCGTTCCAACTTGTCAATGGCACGGTTATAGTTTGCTCTTGCGGTGAAGTAGCCGTCAATGAGTTGGCATGCACCAACGAGGAGCAACACACAACCACAAGCAAGAATAAACCGCCTAATAGTAATTTGAGATTTAACCGCATTGATGTAGTTCGTGATTTTCGCATACATATATGCCCCCTTATTTAGTCGAGATCATTCCAGCGTGCTGCATAGCCTCGCACATCAACATGCACGAAGTCTTGGTGATAATAGCAACCAATTCCGTCTGCACCACATTCTTCGGCAATCTGTGCAAGATAATCAACATCAATGCCATCGTATGTAATGTCTGCTGCCGTACCCTCTACATGCTGAGAATTAGGCACACCCCCTACTTCCTCATTATGTTCAGGGCAGCGGTAACCACTATTGATATATAATGGCACACCTAAACGTTCACGAATAGCGTCCAACAAGTCCACCAAACGCTTGTCGATGATATGGTCTAACTTATTATGTCCATTCTCATCGACTTCGTGTCTATGGCAACTACAAGCGAACTCATAATCATCAAAATGTGTTCCAATTTTCATTATATGCACCTCTTTCAAATTAAAAGAGGGCTACATATGTAGCCCTCACATAAAACGTTATTTCTTTAATAATGCGTCAACCTTACTTTGAACTAATTCCAATAAACCTGAAATAGTACTATTGCCACCGTCTCGCATATTTTCCAATATAGATAGGAACTCAACGGAGCCAAGATACAACCACACTAAATTGACTGCAAACGCATAATTGCCAGCCATAAAGTCAAAGCACCATGCACCGGCAGTAGCTAGGCAATATGTTAATACTTTTGTTACAAACGGTTTTCGCATATGTTTGGAGGATATAAGCCCTTTACCCCATGCAGCAGGAATTGCAATATACTTGTCTGAACCACTAATATTCTCTGGGCTAGCCCCTAAGTCTAGCAACATTTGATAACCAATAGCAGCCCATTTTGTCAGTAAATCTAGGAATACCAGTAAAATGAATATACCAAGCACTTGCACGTGTTTAAGTGCTAGCATATATATGCCGACCTCTGCTATTACTGCGAGTAAAGCTTTCATGGCAAAAGACTCTGTAAGAGTTCGCCATGCCTCACTCATAAAATTTGTTAATTCTTGCATTTGCTCTCCTTATGTTTGATTATTAACCTTATTAAACTGGCATCCAAGTTTTGGTTTCTTTGTCAATTTTTTTAGTTCTATCTTGATTATATACGGTTACAGGAGCAACTGGATTCACATTATTTAATACAACATTTGGGTCGGACTCTTCGTTAACAACAAGTATGCTCAAATCACTTGAATCTAATACGGATACCCTATTATCGCTCTTCAATATAAATGATGGTATTTCAAGTGTTTTTAATCTGGTGCAGTTATTAAATGCACCTATATTAATTCTTACTGCTTTTGGTAATTTTATTGTCTCAACGTATCTGTGGAATGCATTTCCGCCAACTGTTGTCACTTCTGGGAATTCATAATTAATGGTTTCTGTATCATTTGAAAATTGATATTCGTTGATTACCGCTAACTCGTTATTCCCTGGAGCATAGCCAGCTACACGATATGTACCGATAGACTCATCTAATAGGTTGAAATATTCGAGTTCAATATCATCGGCCATAAATGGACTATTTAAATTTAATCGGCCGTTGCCGTCGTCTCCGAGGCTTACGCCGTTTTCTACACCTTTGCCTCGCAAGGCAACTTTAAAATGAGGCGTGCCATATACATTGATGTAGAATTGTCCTTTTAAAGGTTTGTCAAATTCAAGCGGCTTAACAGGCACATCAATACTGTTACCCATTAACTCGATGAGCTTAGTTAATATAGTATCAAGTTGAGCATTTGGAAGATAAATATTCTTACGTTTTAACGCCGTAAGTGCATTATTCACTTCCACTTTAGCTTTGAGAGACTCTAGCCACTCTTGACGAGAGCCTTTAAAGCCTTCTAATTGTGCGATGTTATACGCACTTAAACCGTCCGCTCCATTGCGGCCGTCCTCTCCGTTGTCGCCTTTAATGCCTGGTATATCGATACGCAAATTAATAGGGTTATTCCCTAAGCCTAGATTTATATTTAGAGGCTTATCGGCTAATTCAACTAAGATTTTTTGAAGTTCGTTCGGCATAATTATTTCTCCTTTTAATTAATGCATTGATACATCACGAATGAATGCTATATCACCCATGATCAATTTAAATACGTTAGTTCCTACTGTAAGGAATACATCATATTCGCCCTTGTTATAGGCTTTGTCGATTTTTAGCGTTTCAGCGCTCGGAATGGTAACGTATACAGTCTTATCCTGTATTACTGTTTCCGCCTCACATAACAATTTGCCTTGACCAGTTCTAATCTTGCACACGGCTTGACCGCTTGAAATATCCAAATCAGTGGCGAGCGGATATGCTCGCCGCCCATCAGAGCCCATATGTAAGATTTCATTTTGTCGTTTTACCCAGTCCACTAAATGCCCCCTTACCAGAATGAAATTATCAATAAATCGGCCTCGCCATAATAGCCAAATCGGCCACTATTATAAAAGAAATAGAAATAGCCTTCTTTTGTTATACCACAGCCTCTATACCAGCGGCCGTCATTACTTTGACTAGCTGCATTATTCTTCGCATATCCTCGGCCGAATGAGAATGTTCCGTCTGCTGGTGCATCGCCATTTGGAAAGAATACACGATTTTGCAACGGCTCGCCGTGTAGCCAATATCCGTCCTCGAGGTCGTCTATTCTGCCACCGCCTGGCTTGCCATTCCAGTACATTGAATAGCGATTATTGAAGTCATGAACCCTGTTCATATCATCATCATTGAAATAACGTCCAGTGATTTTATAGGCAAAATCTGTAAATAATCTAACATTAGTTAAATAGTACAAACATCGGTCATAACTATAACCTGCTGGCAAGTTGATTTTTTGGCCACTTACAACATGTAAGCTCATGAAGTTCGTGTTTTTTAGAGGTACGCCATTAGCATATACACTGTTAGCGTCTATCCTAGAGCCAGTAATATTAGCCCCTCGGATATTGCCGTTTTCGTCAACGCTGAACGTATTTGAGGCGTTTTTGATTACGGTACCAGTAATGGTGCCGCCCTTTAAGTCGCCTATGTTCGCTGTGATTGTGCTTAGGCTATCCACCTGCATTTTATCGGCGGTAACCGAGCCAGCCTGTAGCATACCCTTTGTAATGATATTGTTATCAAATAACGCTTGACCAGTAACATGCAATAACCTGCCGTCAATGCGTGTGCCTGCTGGCGTTAAGTTAATTCGGCTTATGAGTTCCTTGCCGTCTAGCTTGCCGAGTGCGTCGGTAACTTTTAATTCAATACCCTTAGAAATTTGAGTGATTTGAGAGTTTATATTGCTATTCAAATCGGTTATAGAGCGTTGAAAAGCCTTTTCTTGGTCAACTAGCTTGTTTTCAAAGCCGTTGACGCTGGTCTTGACTGTTCCGACTTCGCCTTTTAGATCTTTGATAGCCTTGTCCATATCAGATAGGCCTAGGTTTTCCATATCGAGTAGCTCTTTATCAATTTTAGCTTTAACTGCAACGTTAGTTGCGTCGGTTCTTGGCCCCTCACCAAATATATCGACATAAGCAACACTAACAGAATATACACCGGCCTCGATAGGAATGCTCATTGCGTTAGTAGATGTGAAATATACTGTATTATCAACATAGACATTGGCACCTTTGCAGCCAGTTGGAATGCTTTCAAACACCACTCCGATACCGCTAATAGTACCAGTTAATTTGACATTCGTAGGCTTAGGTGGAATTGGTAAGTTATAAGTAACCTCAGCCGGTGCACCATATCCTTTTGATGGGTTATGTGCGTACAAATAGACTTTGCCACTACGTTCACGCAGCATGCCACTATAAGTAGTATTGTTACTTTTACCAATCAAACCATCGGTTTGACCTGTTCGTGTATCTAAACGCAATTCATAGAAATCGACGTCAGCGTTACGAACTTCTAGCCAGTTGAAGTTGGCTTTATCACTAAACGTAATAGAAAAGCCTTGCGGTGCATTAGGTACTTCCGTTTTCATCGCTACTGTAATGGACTTTGTAACACCTTGTGAAGTATTTCCATGTACGTCCTTAACAATAGCTTTTATTTCGTAAGTATGTCCAAGTTCGCAACCACTAATAGAGATTTGGCCGTTACCATTACCGCCATACTTCCATTTGGCATTGCCCTCACGGTACCACAATTCGACCGTATCGAAACTATTGATTTGAGGTACATCAAATTGAGCCACTACATCAAATGACAATACACCGTTACCAATTTCGTAATATTTAGTGAATAACGTTAAATTATCAACTTCTGGGATATAGTAAGGGACGATTTTATAAGTGTACTCTTGCGCCTCATCAAGTCCCTGTTCATTACTACCGAACAGATTTAACGAAGTGAACTTGAGATAAATCGTCTTATTTATATCTTCCTTACGATAAGGATAACGGAATAAAGCCTCGTCAACTCTGACGAACCTTTCATTCGCATTGTGGTTAATAGCATTAGTGCCATATTGCCCACGCACTAAACCTTTTAGTGTATACCAGTTATCTGGGTGAGTTTCTACAGTTTCATAGCTCAATGCCTCACCATTTATCCAACACAATGTATTGGCACGTTCAGCATCGACATGTGTTACAGTTTTCAACACACCTTGATTGAGTACTACATCACACACATTGGCGGACTTATCAAACGCATTTTTGATTCTGCCCATTCTAGCTTGTTGAGTGATAGATCCAATACGGCGATAATTCTCGCCTGTGTCAGATACCCATACGGAGCAACCACCCCAACCGCTTGGAGCATTAACCCCAACGAATACTTGATTGCCACCTACATCGCCAACGGTTTGGAATATCGCCACATCATCGACGCTTGGTGCAGCTTGGTTATAGTCGATAAATGGTCGTTCATTTTCATGCACATTGTACTTGGCAGGAGCATATGTCCCTGGAGGCTTACCCTCGGCAGTTATTTCTAACTGTCCGTCGGCTGCCTCAGATACAGATGTTATAACGACAATTTGATTATTTAAGCCACATAATTCGTCGGTTAATGTAATAAGGTCGCCCGGTTCCAATCTACAGAACGCCCAATCTAAATGGAATGTATATTGATTTTTAGCATATAGCCGTTTCATGGCTAATTGCTCCGCATAGTATTGTGCCCTAGCTTTGGTATATAGATAATGTGCGGACTTCTTGGAGGCTGGCTTTAAACCATTTTTTTGCACATCGGCTACAACCTCGAAAGCGACTGTTTCCTTTTCATAACCATTCGCACGATTAATAAATTCAACCGTAGCTTGGTTATAACTTTCTGAGCTGTCTTTTCTCTTATATACAACTAACTGCCCATCGCTAGATGGGATAAGATCATCTGCATTCAAGTTATATTGAATTTGATTATACGGCGTCCATGTTCCTATTGGCTTATCTGCTAACGGTACAATTTTAAGGCGGTCTGTAGACCAAAAGACCAAACTATTTGTAATTTCAGCGATGTCATTAATTACAGTTTGAGCCTTAGTGCTTTTACTGTCAGGAGGTGTACTGATAAGAATATCAGCTGCCTTGCAGTATTCTCTGTAGTGGTCCAAACCGTCAATATTAACATCATCAATGCCGATAGACTTCAGCACATGCACAATATAATCGGCAGGATTAACATCAACACCGTCGCCAGTTTCCAACAATTTGCCCTTTATTTCAAAGTTGTATTGCGGTAAACTTCCTCGTTCGCCTAAATCAACCACACCGGCCATATATGCCAAGCCGCTATAAGGCAATGCCTTGTCTGGGTGCTTAGATAAAACATAAGGCCACGGAGCTTGTCCGTAATCACCTTTATATGCAGTAAGCTCTATCTTTTCATTTGGATAATCGTATATTTCCTTATCTCGCCATACCTTGCCTATACCTTGTATTGGCCCCTCACATAAGCCAATCGCACATGCGACTGTATATGTGTAGGTTATTTCAGTATGCTTTGAGCCGCCACCTTTACCAGTTCGTGTAGTGGTTTTATGTTCATGAGGGGTGAAATCATCATAATAAATAATGTTGCCACTCAATCGTGTAGTGCCAAGTACTTCTGGGACTACTTCGCCATATGATGCCGTATTGACTTGAAAGTCGCCTATCATATCAGCTCGATTGGTAGTGTTATGCCCTCGACTGAATAGAAAGCCCATTATTTGCCCCCTTTTCTAAACCTATAAACTGCACGTAAGCGACTTCTGCCTTTAGCGTCATAGAATAATACATCGTCAATAGATGAATAGATAACGCCTAGATCAACAAACGCATGCACGACTAAATTATTACCAACATAAACGGCACCATGAGAAATGCACCGCCCATATTGGTATAGTAAGAAATCACCTATACGAATATCATCAATAGGAACTTCGTCAGCTACTTTTTGAACGTACTTTAGATACTTTTCTTCACTACGATGTAAATGCCATTCGTTAGAGTAGTTTTCTATCTCAAATGCATCTCGTTTCATGAGGCCACTATCAACCAATGCAGCCACCAACAAATAGGAGCAATCGACACCAACACCATGAACCATAGTATTGTTTTGATACGGTGTGCCTATCCACTTCTTTGCAGCCTCGGCAATCATTTCACCTGTTGTCAATCTCATCGTATTGTCTCCTTTAATGGAACATAAGGCGTTGCCCTGTTCCTACTAAAATTATTGAACTTAGCCTTGCAAGTTGCTGGCGTTTTATCGCAGCCCGGATAGATGTAAGCCACATCGCCAACATGAGGTGCAGTGTTAGTCGCACTCATATAAACGATTGTATTCGTAGCACTATCCATAATTTGAGTTGCTTGCCCTGATAGTGGTCCGCTTATCCATTCCATACCGCCGGCGGTATAAAAGCCCTTTTCAAAGCTAGTGTCAATCTGCACGGTATTGGTACCAGTAACGGCTGTTACAGTAACACGCTTGCGATACTTAGTAATGTCAACGCCACACTCTTTTGAATATACGGAGTATGGGCATTGTGGATAATATCGTCTGTTAGGGTATTCAATGTTAAGCCTTTGAACTACTGATTTTGCATTTATTTTCAATGCAAAGCCACCACCCTGTGTAACTTCACAAATACCCTTGAACAGATCAATGCATTCGATAACGTTTCCATTATCACCAAAGAAAGCACGCCTCAAATTTAAAGTGGCTCCGT